GCGAGAAATTCCCCTGAGGCTATCACGCCTCAGGGGAACGAGAGTCGCTACTTTCTACGGATTTCTACGATCTACCGGACATTCCCAACTTTCCGAAACCACTCTTTGATCACTTCGTGGGTCAGCTCGAGAGCTTCCTCTTTTACTACATCTTCACGAAGACGCCAACCAAGGACCTGGAACGTAATTTCTCTTCGTGGGCAGATGAACTCCGCACCATCAGCCAAATTGCCGAACCGGCTGCGCAACGGGAGCAACTCGACAATTTCTTAGCTGAGCGTTTCCAGAAGAATATGGCGGCGAAGGAGCCAGAACTCACCGATGCGCTCAAGCGGTACTCGCTTTATTCGATGCAGCAATACAGGACCCGCTACCTGCTTGCCAAGCTGACCCAGTTCGTGGACATGGCATACAAGGGGCTGAAGACGCCGGGTTCGCTGGGCGAGTACACGGTGCTGGAAATCGAGCACATCCTGCCCGATACACCGAGTAGCGCTCTGCTGTCAGCATTTGTGGCCGCTAACCCAAATGCACGCTACGACGATTGCAAGAACAAGCTGGGTAACCTGACGCTGCTTGAAAAGCCGATCAATATTGTAGCCAGCAACGACTTCTTTGACGCGAAGAAAGATGAGTACCGCAAATGCAAGTATTACCTGACCAGCAGTATCGCTGAGATCATCACGGTCGGACAGAACACGACAATAAGCCGGATTAACGAGAAGCTGCGGGCATTCGATGACTGGACCGCAACCAGCATTGATAAGCGGCATGAACTGCTGATGGGGTTAGCGCGCGACGTCTGGAAGGCTGTGCCAATGCCCATTCAATGAACTCCCCCTGGATCTCCTAACTGCTTGCCCGTGGACCTTGATTCTGCAACCATCTACGCCACCTCCACGAGTTCCAGTCCCTGCACGTTCGTCCGCGCGATGTCCGTGGCCTGCGCCCAGTTGCCGCGGAATACCACCGTCACGCGGCCCTGCGTGTTGTTGCCGGTGGGATCGTAGTTGCTTCCAATCTGCTGGCCTGACGCCACGTCGAACGGGTTGTAGAAAGCGAACGGCGTCAACCCGGCATTCTGCGAGACCCAAAAGCTGTACAGAGCCGAAAGCAGGCCACGCATGAGGCGCTCGACAATCGAGATGTCCTGCCCAATCGCCCGAGCCGCGAAGCCGAACTGTCCCAGTTCCTTCGCGGTCAGACCGGTGCGCAGTTCGGCGTCCTTCACACGGGTGCCATATTCTTCCAGACTCTTCGCCGCCTCGAAAGCGGTCGCCGCGATGGTGCCTAACACAGCGGCGCCCGCCGTGACGGCGATGCCAAAGGGCCCAAGGGCGGTAAGAACGGACGAGATCGCGCCCTTCGCGCCCTGGAGCGGATTCTCCATGAACTGGCTGACCCGGTCGCCAAACGAGGTGATGGCTTCGGACTGCTTCCGCAGTGCCTCTTCGGCTTCCTTGGCCGCCTTGACCGCGAGAGCTTCGCGCGCGGCCTTCTCCTCCATGGCGATCATCTTTTCGTAGGATCTGGTGATCGCGTCGATGGCCTGCGGCTCGCGGTTATATCGCTGGAGAAGCTGGTCCCGCTGAGTGATCAGCCGCTCCACACCGCTCTTGCCGTAAGTCTCGGCCTGCTTTTCGAGGGAGGCGATGAGCCGCTGGACCGAGGACCGGGTCTGATTCGAAATCCGGATGACCTTGCCGTGCGACGATTCCGCTTTCTTCTCGAAGCCGTCGAGGGCGGCGTTGGCCTTGTCCGTTATCGGGGTGACCTGGTCCTCGGCTTCTAGAATTACGCGTTCCGCTTGGTCTGCCATTTACGCTGCCTTGAGCATCACGAAGGGACGCGCCTGAAATGCCGCGAGCACGGCCTGGCGGTCGCGCGGCGATACACCCCACTGTGCCTCGCGCCGGTTGTTGAAGGCCGTGATCTGCGAAGCCGTTTGCCGCCGGCCTGGAAGAGCTTCGTCCAGGAACCCGATCGCCGCGCGGTTTTCGTTCGCCGTCAGTACCTTGAGGCAGCGCAGAGTGTGCCCGCTCCACGTCCAATCGCGGATGGGCTGGAGACCGCGCGCCGCCTTGTAATCGGGGTAGCCGCGCCGACCCGGCAGCCCCGGTTTCAGTGGCGCGGCCGCCCGGTCGTAGATGGTCCGCCCGCTCTGAATGCGCGCCCGGATCGAATCGGCCGACACCTGCGCGAAGCCCTGCATTTCAGTGGCGGTGTAGGGTGAGTAAACGAATCGAGCGTGTTTGATGACAGTTTGAAATCTGGCCATGGGTAGCCTGTGCGATCAACAGCGATGGAATGCGCTGTGGTCGTTAGTTCTCGTAGCACGCGGCACGTAGCCGGGCGGCTGGCTCCGGGCGTGTGCGGGACCTATCGGGAGCGACCTCCCAGAGTGCGGCGTGAAGCTTTGCGCGCCGGTCGGACCACTCTTCCGAGAACCCCACGCCATGTCAGAACTGTTTCAGAGTGTTCCGAGAATTCAGGAGCTGGAGCCTCCGGTCTTACCGCTCATCGTGGTAGAATCCCGTGTTGAATGGGGGTTCTCAACGGCTCCTGGTCCCAGTGGTCTGGTGCTCGTCTCAAGCGCTGCCTATGAACGTGCGCGAGGTCTTTTGTGGCGGGTAGCGCTGGTCATACACTGCCACCAACGCGCCGACCGCAGCTTTGTTTTCCGAAGACGGCAGGTGCCACTTTGTGCGAGGTGCCTTGGATTGCTATTCGGGGTCACGCTGGTCCCGCTGTACTGCACTGACCCTCGTCTGGCAACCGCGCTCATCGTCGTCATGTTGTTGGACGGATGCACCCAAGCACTGCACCTCAGAGAGAGCCGTAACTGGCTGCGATTCCTGACTGGCATCGGCTTTAGCCTCGGATGCGGCGGCTGGCTTGTGAAAGCGTGCCACTACCTATGGAATACCTGACCGAGAAATTTGACAACACGGCTGTTGGCATCAAAGCGAAGGACACCCGCACAAGGCAACTAGCAGTCCAGGGATATCGGATCGTTAGCGAACAGATCGAGCCCGGTCATGTCAAAGGTGACGAGCAGTGTTGCGGGGCATTGATCTGTCTGCCTCTGATTTTTGCCGCCGGAAGAACTCCTGGGACAATCCTCGTGACGTACGGACGGGAAACTCTCTATTGCACGTCCTGCGGCGCTGCAACGGTGTTCGGCAACGCCATCTGCGGAAACTGTAAAGCTGACATCACAGGAAAGACGACCGCTGATGAAGCCTCAGCCCGGGCCATCGCTGGAAGGAAGCAGGAGGCGGCCAGGAAAACCGCTGCTATCAACAAAGAGATACAAGAGCTTGGCCGCATTTTGGTTGATACATTGGCTACCGATCATTGCTTCGATTGGAGGCTACTCGGGACGGCGTTCTTGGTGCCGGAGCCCCAATTCGCATTCGTCGACGAACTGCCACCGAGACCGCAGGTCATCCAATTCCTGTCTAAGCTCCCAGGACTCGAAGAATTATTGCCTACGGTTCGCGTGAGGCGGCTGAACTGGGAAAAAGCAGTCGAGCGGAACGAGGAAAACAGGGCTCTTGCTTTAGCTCGACACAACCAAGCCAGAGAAGAATGGCAGAGGTTGCGGCAGACAGCCGAACAGGACCAGAATATTCAAGCCGATACCAGAAGACGCCAGTACTTGGCTAAGGACTTCTCAACACTCATCGAATACTGGACTAATGTGCTCGCAAGGTCTGAGTACCCCGATAAGTTCCCGCGGTCAGGCGTGTTTGACTATTTCGCTGGCGATCAAAGCCTGGTCATTACTTACCAGTTACCCGCGATCACATGTTTGCCTCAAGTGGGCGAAGTCCGGTACATCGAGGGCCGGAATGCACTGGAGGAAGTCCCGGTTTCCGACGTATGGCTGAAGCACGCCTATAGCGAACTTCTTGTGAAGATCGCTCTGAGAACTGTGTACGAACTGTTTCAATCCGACACTGCGGATGCACTAGCCACGATTGTCTTTAACGGCACTATCCGGTCGATGGATAGATCGATAGGTCAAGAAGTAAATCTACTTGTTATTTCTATTGAGACGAGAAAAGCAGAGTTCAGCGCGATCAATCTGGCTCAGGTCGATCCCAAAGCTTGTTTCAATCGGTTTAGGGGAGTTCTATCAGAGGATCTCACCAATCCGACGCCAATTGTTTCTGTACGATCGGGATCATCGAACACACCTGCGTCTGGGGATACGACAACTCAGTTACCGTGACCGCATGATCTGTTCGTCAGGGCTTCGGGCTGGGCCTGTCCGGCTCCTACAGTCGGCTTTGCCAGAGTGCGAGCCTGCCGCCGACTGCCTACCGCGAACTCCTGTTGCCGTCGTCCCCATTCTTGATCTGCTCCTGACGTGTGGCTTCGATCAGTTCGAGCACCCTGAACTCCTCTTCCGAGATATCAGCCAGCGTAATCGTCAGCCCGATGCTTTTCGCGTTCAAGATGCGGAAGCATCGCCGCACGAGACCGCCTTTGGGCGTATCCATCGCCTCTTCGAGCAGATTCTTCGGGCAGCCGGGACCATGGCTGACGTCGATGGCCTTCCAATCGGAGCCACACGCGAGGCAGCCATCCAACTCGGTCCGCGACGAGTGCCCGCATTTCCGGCAGCGGAAGACGCGGTCGGGACAGTCTTCTTCGCGCCCACACAGCCCGCCTTGCTGCAGCACCGACCGGATCAGGAATCGCACGCCCGGCTCTTCCGGCCAGTCGCCGGGCACGCCTATTCCGGGTCTTCGTCAGCCTCAATGGCGAGTTGCGCGATGACCTCGGACACCGCGGCCGACTTGTGGACGATGGGCACGGCACCGGCATAGCCGTCGTGCGAGACGTGCAGCTTGTCATAGAGTGCGCCGCTGGGCTCCAGGAACGCGCGCGTCTCGACTGATCGCCGCGCGGCCACGACGCTGGTCGAAGCCCGCTCGTGGTCCTGCATCTCCTTCGCGGTGGGCATCCGCAGCACATGCACGACGCGCGCGCCGGGGACCTTCATCTCGTTCCGGTAGTTGATGCCTTCGCGTTCGACGTTCGCCACGGCGCACCGCTCAATGCGGCCGATCACCATGCCGGCCTCGGCATCGTCGAACTCGGAACCGTCTTTGTCCGTGCGGATCTTCGCGAACAGTTCCGCGTTGATCTTCGGCAGGTCCACGCGGCCTTGGCCTCGGCGCGTTCAGCCGCCCGAGCCGTGACCTGAGATGGGACCTCGTCACCGTGCTCCTGGCTTCACGAGTTCCGCCACCTGCTCCAGTGGGGTCACGCGCACCTCGACATCTTGGATCTCGATGGCCTGCTTGGCGTGATCCAACACGCAGTCGGCGGCACACACACCTGGCAACACTAGCCCACGCTCCTTACCACGCCGCTGTAGACGTTTTGCTCGCCGAGCATCGCGCGCGCCATCGCGTTCGTGATCGCAGACATGCCGTCAATGCGGCTGGTGCTCTTCTCGCGCTCCGGCTTGGCGAACATCAGGTTGTCATTGCGCTCCACGGTCGCCAGGCAGCTCGCGTTCCAGCGCAGCACCGGATGGCCGCCGTGGTGCAGTTTGCCGCGGGCAACGGCCGCCAGGGTCTTTTTCGACGGTTCCGACAGGCTCTGGTAGCCCTGCCGTACCTCGAAGCACTTGAAGCCGCTGTCCACCATCGCCACAGAGACCTGGCGCGAGTTCCACGGATCCCAACAGATCTCCTGCAGGTCGAACATCTGCGAGCCCCACTCCAGCCGCTCCTGCACGAAGCGGTAGTCGATCACCTCGCCGGGCGTCGCCTCGAGGTACCCATCGCGGATCCACTGCGTCAGCGGCACCCCGAGCTTTAACTCCAACTTGCGAACGCGCGCTTCCGGCACCCAGAAGAACGGCAGCACGTCATAGGAATCCTCGTCGCCGGGGAACAGGAAGACCACCGACGTCAGGTCCGTCGTCATCGAAAGATCGACGCCGGCCCAGCAGGTGCGCTGGAAGAACCGCGCCATGAAATCGTGCGGCAGTGTCCGAACCTTGTCCTCTGGCAGCTTCGGCAGCATGCCGGGAGTCTTCCAGTCTCCGGCGCTGGCGTCCCACTTCGCCAGCTCGAGGGCCCGGTTTTCCTTCTGGTCCCAAATGTTCAGGAAGTAGCGCTTGAACGATGTCAGATCGCCTTCCGACTCCGCGGTCTCGTATTCCTTGCGGATCTTGTCCTCTGTGATGAAGCCATCGACGATCTTTTTTGGATCCTTCTCATCAAAACGAACGAGCGACGGGTTGGCTTTGCGCCATGTGGCCGGATCCGCTGGGTCGTCCTCCGCCGCGGCGCCGTAGATCTTGCCGTAGAACCGATGGTCCGTAACGATGCCCTCTTCGATCCGCCGCGTCTTCTCGTGCAGCTTCCATGCGAGCGGAGATTCGTTCTGCACGCCCGCCGTGGTGATGGCGATCGTTAAGGTCTGCCGCCGCGTGATCCCACCTTTGCTCAGCACGTCCCAGTTCTCAATCTGCTTGCGCGTCTTCCACCTGTGGACCTCGTCCGCCACCACGAACGCCGGGTTCACGCCATCGCCGAAGTCGCCGTCGGCCGCGACCGCCGCATAGAAGCTGTCCGGATCTTTGCGTTTCAAAATGCGGTGCGTCCCGCGCATGATCCGCAGCCGCTTCCTGAGCCAGCCTGACTGCTCGACCATCTTGCAGGCCGCCCGGTAAACCTGCAGCGCCTGGCGCGTCGCCGCGGCGGCGCCGTACACCTGGCAGCCCGGCGTGTTCGTGCTGACCAGGGTTAAGAGCGCCAGGCCCGCGGCGAACTCCGTCTTGCCGGCCTTCTTCGGGACCTCGAGATAGACCATCTCGATGATGCGATTGTCATGCTCATCGAGGTTTCCAAAGATCTCGCTCAGCGCCTTTTCCTGCCAAGCGCACAGCTTGAACGGCTCGCCCCACCAGTCGTCTGCTGTGTGATGCAGCACGTCCTCGAAGAACTTGCAGGCAAAATCCGCATGCTTCTGTGAGGACACCACGTCAGGTCGCCGCGACGCCGGCGCGCTCCTCCAGGATCCTCAGGGCGTCGTCCTTGTCATGGTCCTCTTTCTGCGCCTGGCGCCCGTGCTTCACGTGCTCGAACGTCGCGCCGTGGCCCTCGAGCGTGGCCTCCTTGCCGGACAGCGTCTGCCAGCGCTGCACGATCACGTCGACGTATTTCGGGTCGAGTTCCACACCGCAGCACACGCGCTCGGTCAGTTCGGCCGCGGCCAGCGTCGTGCCGCTGCCGAGGAACGGCTCGTACACCAGCTCGCCACGTTTGGTGTGGTTCAGAATCGAGTGCCGCATCAGCGCCACCGGCTTCTGCGTCGGGTGATCGAACTTCTCCTCGTCGGAGCCGCCCATGATGAACTTCGGGGATGGCGAGCTCCAGATCGACGTGTTCTCGCCGCCAG